AGGTAGATGTAATTAATTTGCTGTTTATCATAATGTTTCCTAAAAAATTAAACTAAAAAGCAGCGCTCTGTTTTTGTTCACTAGTTCGCCGGTTTCTTTTGAGTTAGAAAAATATAATCCTGTATCACCTATATCGGGATCCTTTGCATGAAGAATCACTGATCCATTAACAAATGCAGGCGTAAGTGTTAATTTTTCTAATTGCAACCCGTAGTTAGTTTCGAGTTTACCTGTTCCTTGTGTACGTACAACTATGTTGTCGTTGGTATTTCCTGCTGTGGTAATTTCGTTTTTATTAAATTCTAGTTCTTGGAATTGAACGAAATCCCTATAAAATTGTGCGGTTAAGCCGCCGCTTACTATAACACTAATTGCACTTTCGCCGAAGCTTGAAAATCCTGTGTTATCAAGCAAAAAGCTTTCAGATCCTTCGACGTCAACATCAGTTACAACTACTCTAGTGTCGTCGTCGATGATCTGAAATGTAGGATTATTTCGTATTGCGTCGTCGACATACTTTTTATTAGGTATATCGTCGTCTTGTGTAACCTGATCCTCATAGTTTACTGTGCCCAGGACTTTCACTACACCTGTGCCTTCGCCTATCAAGATAAGATCGCCGCTGTCAGTTGCGTTATTTGTTAATATTTCTTTTAGTCTTATTTTGCTTTCTGCATAACTAAAATTAGCAGTGTCTGCTGATCCTTTAACAAAGTTAAACACATCGTCATTTTCATCAAAAATAATCGATGCGCTTGGTGCTGTTCCCCTGTCAATTTCAATCCCTGCATATCTTAAACTAACGCCGCTGCCGGGTTCGCCAAAGTTTAAAACTATATTATTATCTTCTACATTTAAATTTTCGGCAGAAACAGTAAACGTTTCTCCTTCAACATTTAAATTACCGGTGATACGAACCTCCCCAATACCTGAACCAGTATCGAGGAGGACCGTTCCGCCGTCGGAAGTCTTAATAGTATAGTCGCCGTTGGCTTGTAGGAACTTACTCATTTAGATTTTACTTCTGGACATCAATGTTTGCAAGTATAAATCCGTCAGCTAAAACTTCGTTGTCGCCGTCTGTTCTGAGATCATAAGGTAGATGTACTCTTCCAGATGCATCAGCAGATGGTTGGCATGATACTGTTTTGTTATGTAATTTTGTAACATAGTAAACAGCAGAATCGTCTAGTGAGCCGTCTACTGTGTCGTCTAGTGTTACTGCAATATTAAACTCACCTTCGGCAGGCGATGCTTTTCCTACTAGTTTTAGTTTCTGACTTTTAGACCCGTCTTTGTTTTTTACAATAAATTGTAGACTGCCGCGTTGACGATCTATATAAAGTTCATTATTTACACTGCCGGTTGTTACTGCGCCGTCACCGGTAAAGTATGCGTTTGTGACCTGTATTTTGCCAGAACCCTGGCCTATTTTTCTTTTTTGAATTGGACGTCCCATTGTTTTCTCCTTGTTGACGTTCTAGGTCTACAGGGAGGGTAACCCTGTAAGTCCTCATCAGAGAGGATTGCTCTTTGACTAACTTATTTATCCAGAACTGTTTTTGGCCATGAGTGCCATAAGTTCTATTTTATCTAGCGTGCTAATCAAATGATTGATCTTGTCTATTTCTTCGTTTGCTCGAACAAGACTTGCATTGCGTTTTGATTGGCGATACGACACCATAAAATTAGAATAATTTTTTTGATATTGGATTATAGTGTTTTCAATTTTATTAATATCTTTAACAAACAAAGGAAAATGTGTTTTATATTTTTTAAGATGTTTTGCAACTTTTTCAAAGTCTTTGTCGCTTGATATTTGCATAAGACTGTATTTAACCAAAAAGAAAGGGCCCGTAGGCCCTTCCAAAGTTGCATAACAAATAAACTTATGCGAAGCGTAGGTTGCTCGAAGTAACCGCAACTTTTCCGAGATAGTCAGCAGCGTTACCTAGCGATGACGCTGTGTTTGTTAGCTCGACATAACCATATCTGGTCATAAAGCTAACGACTGGCTCGAATGTAGTTGGGTCCAGCACAACACCACTGCTCATCAACGGAATGTATGGGCAGTAAAATGCTGGTGCGTCAGATTCGGTTGAACCTTTATAGCCAACTAGTACATCGTCAGATGTAGCATAGCCGTTTACATACACTCTCATAGCGCCATTAAGTGTGCCAACAAACTTGGTGTTAGTTGGTGCCTCAAATGTTCCTTCTGTTGTTCTTGCGAAAGCAGAAGTTGTTGCACTCTGAAGAAGTGTAAGCGTGGTCGGGGAAACTACAGCATAGTTACCTGCGCCACGACGTGTACGCTGAGCAATCAAGTTTGCAACACGGTTGATTTGAACAGCTAAAGCAGCATGCTCGTCACCAACAAATGTAGCAGTACCCGAAACTGCAGACTGATCATATGTCAGTGCTGCGGTGCCAGCTAGTGTACTCAACGAAGCAAGAATTTCCTGATCGATTTCAGCAGTAATTTCCTGCGCAAGGGCAGCCATAATTTCTGCTTCAACATCAATACCTTGCTGAGCTTGTGCATCCTGTGCAGCTTCGAAAGTCCAGCGTGCGCTGAGCTTACGAGTTTTGGCTTCTACAGTCTGCTTCAAGACTTGAATTGAAAGCTTGTTTCCTGCAACACCTTCAAGTGCGGCTGTGGAAGCTGCCTTGTCGTCTGCTGCGCCGGAATAACCTTCGGCAATCTTGAAAGGTGAAAGTGCTTCTTCACCTGCTGTAGTATCAGTTCCTGATGTGCTATCGAATGCATCTGAATAGCGCACACGTAGAGTGTGGATCTGACCTACCGGACCAGTCATTGGCTGAACGCCGACCAACTCGTTAGCAATAACGGTTGGCATTACACGTCTAATTACTGGAAGAATTACACGATTTAGTGTTGCTACGTTGCCGGAACTTGTAGCACCAGTTGTGGCACTCTCTGCAAGATACTTACGGGTATTTTCCAGAGTTGTTGCCATAACTGACTTCTTGTTGCCATCTAGACCTTCAAGAAGTGCGCCTTTGGTTTCCGACCAACGTGACTCGAGTAGTTGTGACATTTTGTATTATCTCCTTAAAACTTTAAAGTCCCGCAAGCCTGCGGATGTCATATACGTCTGCGGTTTTCTTTTCCGCGTCGACTGATTGTGCCTGTTTATTGCCTGTAATTTCTTTTGCCTCTGTCAATGCTTCCTTTTTCTTAGGTGCTTGTCCTTCCATAACGGCAGGCAAATACTTTTCAAAGGTTGCTTTTAACTTAGCGGTCTGTACTGATTCAAGTAATTCTGACATCACTTCACGTTTGTCACGATTCAGAGTAGATAAAAGTTCATTCATAACTTCTTTTCTTTCTGCTGATTCTTGAATTTTCTTGATCTTACGTTCCCGATTTTCAACTTCTTGCTTGGTTTCTGCTACTATCTTTGCTGCTTCGTCGAGCTCTTGCTCTTTCTGCTGAACTACGTGTAGTAGTTTTGCAGTTTCGCTCTTCTCGTTGAGGTAGCTAGTTGCATATTCACTTGCAAAACTTTCAAAAATCCTACGACCAAAGTCATTTTTACGAGCTGCTTCGATGTCTTCTTTCAACTGTGTCATTTCAGAACGCAGACCTTTTGAGACTGTTTCCTGAACTGCTTCAGCTGACTTATTGATGAAGTTATTTTTAACTTCAGCAAACTTAACCTTGCTTTCTTTTACCAAACGAACTTTGGTTTCGGCAAGATCTTGTTTGTCGGACTGAAATTCTGCGATTTCTTTCGCCAGTGAGTCCACAATAAACTGTTCTAGCTTGTTGACATTTTCTGCAATTCGCTTTTTATCTTCGTGAAGTTCAGCGATCTCATTTTTAAGATTGCCTAGCAAAAACGATTCAAATGCTTGAGAATCTGATTTCATCTTCTCTGCATATCTTGCTCTTGCTTCGATAAGTCCTTGACGGTCTTCTGCAAATTCGCCGAGTTCTGTTTGAAGACGCTCTTCAAGCATTTTTTCGACTGCTTCTACCATTCCTGCTTTATCGTGCTCGTATTTTTGAGCAAACTCTTCACGAAGTTCTGCGCTAACTTGATCACGGTTTTCTTGAATTTTATTCTGCCAAGCAGATTCAATTTCCGATTTCATATCTTCGGAAATCACATCGTTTTCTAATAGGTTTTGAACAAAATCTAGCATGTGATTCTCCTACTTATTTGAGACCTGTAATAATATTTTTCAGGCTCTCTGCTATATATTTCTGTGCCTGTGGATTGCCTTTTAACTCTTGTGCTATTTGCACTGCCTTGTTTCCACCTTTTGCATTCATAAGGTGTTCATAAACTGCTGTAGGATAAGCACCAGGTGCTGACGGTTGAGCAACTACGTCTACAGTTACTATATCAAAACCTTGAACTTTCCCATCACTATCTACTTCGCCGGTTCCTCTTGAACTTACACCCAATTTCACCCCCGACTCCAGCATGGTTTGCACTAGCTGCCCCATTGGAGTCGGGAGGATCTTGAGTTTCCCGTAGCCATTTGGACCGTCCATCCACATATTTGTGATCATATGACTTACACGGTCTAAATTGATTTTTAAATCTTCAGGATGATCAACTTCTCCACAGACTGAATAACCACCAGTGATCTGTTCGTTGAGCGACTCAACAGCCTTGCCAATTTCACGAGAAGAATATACTCTCTGATTCTGATTTCGTATATCGCCTTGAATGCAAATACCACTCATGTACAGAGATTTACCATGCTCCTCTTCTTGTCGCTCCAAGACAATCTTGGCCTGGTCGAAACTCAATTGTTCTGATAGAGTCTGTTTCACCTAACTTCCTTATCGCTTGCTACGGAGAACACTGTCGGTGTTATCAGCACCGGTTTCTTTTGCGTCAGCGCCGCTTGGTGCTTTATTCATCATCTTTCCAGACTTTGTTCCGCCAACTTTATTAACATTTCCTGTATTCATGTCTTTTGGTGTTTCGGCAGAGCCGCCTGTTTCGCCTTCGCCGCCGGCTAAAATATTATCAGTTGTTCCGCCCATGTCGTTTTTCATGTCGTCAACTACTGAATCAGTATTATCGGCGTTTGATTCTGAGCTCGATGCGCCTTTTCCGTCCATTCTTTCAACATACTCACGCACTTGCGCAAGCTCTGATTCAAATGCGGTGTCTTCGTCGCTAGCAAAATTTTCCATTTCGCTGTCGTCTTCTTCGTCGGAATCCATCTCCGGCTCCATGTCCATTTCCGAATCCATTTCGTCTTCGTCAGACTCTTCGCCTTTAAGCTCATCAAATTTTGCCTGAAGCTCGTCTACAATCGATTCTAGGTCTTGGAAAAGCTCTTCTGACTCTTCTTCGTCGTCGCCTTCTTCGTCGTCGCCTTCTTCGTCGTCGCCTTCGTCGTCAATTGTGATTTCGTCTTCTAGATCGCCGGTTTCTTCGTCTGGAAGATCCATCATATCAGCTTCTTTGACGTCTTCTTCGTCGTCATTGTCTTCATCTTTGTCCGTGTCGTCAAACTCGCCTTCTTCTGCTTCA